TATCTTCAAAGAAGAGGAATTTATCCCTTGGATCTTCAATGACCCTCCTGCTTTGGACTATTTGCTAGTATCAGTAGACACAGCATTCAGTGCTAGGGAGACAGCAGACTATTCTGCGTACTCTGTCTGGGGTATTTTCAAAGATGTAGAGGAAGACCTTGCTGGAAGGGAGTTAGTAGTCTCAAATATGATCCTTTTGGAGTGTGAACAAGGGCACTGGGAGTTCCCAGAGCTATGTTCCAAGATCAAAGAGGTCAACGATATCTACGAACCAGACTCAATTATCATTGAAAAGAAGGCATCTGGACAAAGTTTGCTCCAAGAGATGACTCGAAGGAACCTTCCAGTAGTTGAGTACATTCCGGACAAAGATAAGGTCTCTAGAGCACACGCTTGCCAACCTTTTATGAAAGCTGGGAGAATCTGGGTACCTTGTGTCAGACTAGATGACGATACAAATAAGCCTAAAGACTTCGCCCAAGATCTAATTACAGAAGCTACTCAGTTCCCCTTCGGAACCCATGACGACTTGACAGATACCTTCACACAAAGTATACTCTGGATGAGAGACTCGTTTAACATCTCACATGAGGAATACGACGAGGATGACATGGAAGACGAAGACGACGTAGCGCCAGTTAAGAGGTATTCTTACTGGAACCAAGTCGCACCGAGGTAATATATTGTGATTGAACCTACAAACAAGAGTATTTTCCCCAAGAATCTGCCTAAGCAGTTGTCTCTGGGCCAACTTAACCAAGTTAACCAGAACATTCCTGGGGTCTCCCCTGTAACTGAGGAGACATTCCCTGATGGTTCTATGGAAATTACCTTTGGAGAGGAAGAATCTGATATTTTATTCCAAGAAGGTGAACACTATGAAAATCTCTCGTACCTCATCGATGAAGAAATCCTTACGGAAATCTCCTTTGATGTTATAGACGCGTATGAAGCAGACAAAGAATCTAGGTCAGATTGGGAGCACACTATTGCAGAAGGTGTTAAATCCCTTGGACTAGACCCCCACGCAGATGCTTCCAACTATGGAATATCTCACGAAGGTATGTGTACCGCCACGCACCCGTTACTTATTGAGTCTGCTGTCAAGTTTCAATCTAAGTTTACTGCAGAAATGCTTCCTGCCAAAGGGCCCGCTAGAACCCAAATCGTAGGATCAAAGACGGACGAAAAAGAGGCTAGAGCCCAAAGAGTCCAACAACACCTAAATTATCAGCTTACTGTGGATATGCCTGAGTACGCAGACGAAATGGACAAAGTAGGGTTCCATCTACCTCTGTACGGCTCAGCCTTCAAGAAGATGTACTGGGATATTACGCTAGGTAGACCAGCAGCAGAATTTGTCCACATTGATGACTTTGTTGTATCTGAGAACGCTAAATCGCTAGAAACAGCAGAAAGATACACACACATCATCGAAAAGACTCCAGTTCAACTCCAGATGGATATTGATGCTGGGGTGTACACGCAGCCTGACGGAGAGTATGACCTAGAGGGCGGCACAGGAGAAACCGGAGAAGTAAAAACAGCGGAAGAGGAAGTGACAGGACAGGCTCCTACTCACAGTCTCTTGGCTAATACTGTACACACGTTGTACGAACAGCACGTCTATATGGCCCTCCCTGAGGACATCGATGGGGGACTAATTCTCCCCTACGTAGTGACTGTAGATAGCAACTCTGGATCTATTCTGTCCGTTCGTAGAAATTGGTCTAAAGACGATCCTAAGAAACAAATGCGTCAGTGGTTTACCCACTACAGATATGTGCCCGGTTTTGGGTTCCACGGTCTTGGTCTAATCCACCTCCTTGGTGATATGCACAAGACACTTACGGTAGTAATGAGATCTCTAGTAGATGCTGGTCAATACGCTAACCTCCAAGGGGGTTTCCGACTAAAAGGCACTAAGATGCTAGGGGACAAGAGTCCAATTCGAATGGGCGAGTTCCGAGTTATTGAGACCACTCTACAAGATCTTTCTAAGACTATTATGCCTCTACCGTTTAAGGAGCCTTCAGCAACTCTGTACCAACTGTTGGAGTACCTCACTGGTGCTTCCCAGAAGTTTGCAGATAGCACGGAACAAGTGATCCAAGACAGCTCTAACTATGGACCTGTGGGAACGACTATGGCTTTGCTAGAGGCCTCAGTTAAGTTCTTCTCAGCTATCCACAAGAGAGCGCACAGGGCTCAAGGTAAAGAGCTTAAGATTCTTGCCCAACTAAACTATGAGTTCTTGTCCGATCAGTACCCCTACGAAGTGCCCGGAGCAGACCAGAAGGTCCTAAGGGCTGACTATGACCCGAAGAGTGTGGATGTTATTCCTGCTTCGGATCCTAACATTACATCTCAAGCTCATAGAATTTCACTTGCACAGAGCAAACTCCAAGCTGCTCTCCAAGCTCCTCAACTCCATAATCTGAGAGAGGTATTTAAAGATTTCTATATAGCTTTAGGAGTAGACGATATTGATTCGTTCCTCCTCCAAGACGTACAAGCACAACCTTTAGGGCCTATGGAAGATATCCTAGCTGCTAACAAAGGGATGCCTATTAGTGCGTTCCCCGGACAGAACCATGAGGCTCACGTACAGTTCAAGATGGCTTGGCTGCAAGATCCTACCCAAGGTGGCTCAGGTATGTTCAATAACATCATACCAGCTATCCAAGCTAACATGAGAGAACACCAGCTTATGACCTTCCAAGAGAAGATCCAAGTACAACCTACTGGAGCTGCTACCGATCAGAAGACCCAAGAGATGGTTCAAGCAGAAGCTGCTAAGAGCCTTGCTCAGACTAACCAACTTATGGCCGAAGAGAAGGCTGAAGGAGGTCCTGCCGGTATGGTAGCTAAGGCTGAATTGATGAAAGCTACGGCTGATCTCATGAAGGAAGAAAGAGAGAATAAGGAAGGTCAAGCGGAGCTTATCCTTAAGTTTATTGAGGCGCTAAATGCCATCGAACGGGAGAAGACTAGAGCTGCTGAAGCTGGACGTAAGTTTGAGTTCGAGGAAGAGAAGCTTGCTGCTAAACTACTTAAAGAGATGGATGATGGAGACAGAGAAGACCGTAAGCACAAAGCTGACCTAGCAATGGGGCGGGCTAACATGTTCCAAGACAACTCTAATAAAGCCAAAGACAGAGAAGCTAAAACACAGGAAAAACCTAAAGGGTAACTATGTCAGAAACATTGATGAGACAAGTTCTTCGTCGTGAGTATAGATCTCAGATTTATGACGAAGTAGAGAAAGAGTTGCGGGATCAAATTTTAAGTGCTACTCTTATGGCTATAGCAACTGGAGATATTCCCCACGCTGAAAGAGAACAGCGTATCGGACATGTCCAAGGGCTTAAGGAGGCTTTGTCTCTTTTCGTAGATACGCACGAGCGTATGGTAAAAGAAGACGATTAACGAGAGGCACATAAGTGTCTCAGGCGAAACCAAAGGAAGTACAATGGAAGTTGGAAGACTAGATTCCAAAGATTGGATCACTGATAATGATATCCCAGATCCAGAGGTTCTACCAAGACCTACTCAATACCAAGTAATGATCCGCCCAATCAAAGTGTCTGACACTATTACAACTAAAGGCGGCTCAACACTATTTATCCCAGACCAAGCTAAAGACGATATTCAGTTCTTGTCCAATGTTGGCAGAGTTGTAGCCAAAGGGCCAACTGCGTTTATCGACACAGATGCTGTCCACGCAGGAGCTAAGAATCCTCACGGAAAGTTTGGAGATACTGAACATATCCCTAAGATTGGGGATTACGTGGTATGGAGTAAGAACGTAGGAACTAAAATGAAAATTAAGGGAGTGATGTTTGTCTTCTTGAACGATGACCAAATTCTTATGACCTTAGACGACCCACAAGATATTAACCCAATGGATAACTTGCTGGGGACCGCACAATATAGGAGCTAAAAGATATGGGAAAAGCATTTGAAGAGCTAGACCTAGACAACCTTGGTGAAGAGGTAGATCTGGAAAGTCTGGAAGAAGAAGTGATAGTAGGCGACCCCGAAGAAGAGGAAGAGACTACAGTAGTTGCTGGAGTAGAGGTAGAATTTGAGCAAGAAGAGGAAGAGGAAGACGAGCCAGTTGAAAAAACTCAGGAGGAAAAAAAGAAGGCTCCTCCTAAGAAAAGACGAAAGAGCCGTGCCCAAGAGCGAATTAGAAATCT